CCTGTCGGAGGCATCATCGGAATCATCGCGTATTGCTCCTGGTTAATTAGCTGATTTTGTACAGCTTCAGCAGCCTGTTGGAACTGAGGAGCAAGCAGACCATTACGAGGTAATGGCGAACCCGGTAAATTTAATTTCAGGTAAGCTGCATCCAAATCCTGTGGCATCCTGGGTTGCGGTGCATTAGGGTTTCCGACCTGAGGACCACCGTTCATCATACGGATCGCAGCATACTCATCAGTATTGCCAGATTGAATCTGATAAGCAACATCTCCGGCGCCAAAAGCTACAAGACCTGGAGCACCAATCGGACCACCTGCGGTACCAATTGCAGCCAAGAATTGATCGGCTCTGTCCCTGGCACTTGTTTTCTTAGACGCCATAGCAATCTCTAATAAAAAAGGGGCAGCTTTACTACCCCTTATTTTACATTCAGTGTATTGAAGAAATCACTCCATCACCAGGAGCTTCTGACGGAAGGCATCGGGAGAGGCCATGTTCAGATAGCGCCAGGCGTTAGCAGGATCGCGCTCAGCCACGGAGCCGAAGCTGTTCCAGAACTCAACGGGGTTGCCTTGGGCTTGGGGCTGAGGGGGAACGGGCATTTCGGGGCGCTCGGGAGCCACAGGGCGCTGGAACTGCTGACCAACGGCCTGAGCCTGGGGACGAGCGTAACCAATCTCCTCATCAGGGATCGGGTAAGGACCGTTCTCACCGAAGAACTCACAGGTGTAATCGGCGAGCACATCAGGATCGGTCAGGATCGTCTCATAAGCTTTGTGCTCATTGGAGAGTTCCTGAAGAAGATTGACGGCTTCGATCAGCTGATTGTTGGTGGTGATCAGCGAATCCTCAAGCTGACAAGCGTAGTTATTGAGGATGGCAGGAACGTCAGGACCAAAGTGGTCAATGACTTCAAGACTTGCCTCGCTTACTCCGTTGGCGCGGAGCTGCTGGGGGCTGATTTCCAGCGAAGTTTGGGAAGAGCCGTTGGAATATGCCGGGTTGTTGTTGATCCCAGGCATAGAGGTCGGCATCCCCGCGTTGCTGTACTGGGGAGCTTGTTGGGAAGCGTAACTGGCCGGGTCGATTGCCTGGGTCTGCGCCGACTGTTGACCCTGGAACGGGAATTGGACGGGCGAACTCAGGAGCCCCACCACCTTGTTGAACGCCTCCTTGTACGGGTTCTCCGCTTGTTGGGGCGCCTGGGGTGCTTGGTAAGGCGACGCTGTAGGGGTTGAGGGGTAGCTGCTCACCCCCATCTGGGCCTGCATTTGCGGGGCTGGGGCCACCGCTTGCTGGTAAGGCGCCACCCATTGGGAATTGGTTGAAACCGCCGGGGTTTGTGCCGCCGTCTGCGCCACCGGAGCCCCGTAGCTGATCGGCTGGGTCGGGGATACTTGGGGTGCCGATTGGGTCGGCATTGCGGTATCGGCCTGCATAGGTTACCTCTTTTTGTAGGCTTTCGAGTGTTCGGTAAAGGAAGGGGGTGAGATCGAGTCTCGGGTCCGCAGCCATCGGTAAATTCGGTTGCTGCGGATGTGGAGTCCGCATTTCTTGATTTACGAGATCAATAAATGCGGAGTAGGCCCTCTGTACTTCCCCTACCATTCGGAATGGGAAACCGGAGAGCATGCTCGCGATTTCGTCATCCGTTTTTGAAGGGAATAAATACTTCAGTGCTTCTATGCTATCAACGCCTAACTCTTGTAAGTTCCGCGTAAAGATGGACTGGTTAAGTTTATCTACTGCAGTATCTTCATACACAGGTCCCATCCATCGCCAAGCAACCGTACGATCCCCGTCCGGTGCTAAACCAAGAACTCCATCTGGAACCTCCTTGGTTTCAATTGCTGTATCAATAGCTTTCTGTAGTTTCTTCTCGTAAGTCGCCTTTTGCTTCTCATACTTCTGCTGAGCAGCCTCATCCTCTGGATCCTCAGGTGGAGCAGGATATTTGATCCCAGAAGCATAGGCAAGCGATTTGCGGAAGATCTGCTCTTCCTGAAAAATCATCAGTTCGAAGCATTTACAGATGCCGTAGTTGTACAGCATTAAGCACTTTTTCTTAGCTGTAGCGCTAACTCGTCCATACGCTGATTTAACCTCAGTCGCAGTGACGTTCGTAATACTCAGGTCATCAATGCCGCCCAGCGCCAGGCGAATTTCACTCCTTAACTGTTCAGAATAACGAGACTGGTCAGTGCTAACTGCGTTCGGAGTAATGAAGCCAACACGGTCTGTCGGCTCCAGGTTTGCGATGACGCGTGGAACACGCATGCCAGAACCAGGACGACCGTTATAGCCAGGTTGTTGGCGAGTAACGTTATCTTGCTTGTAAGTAGAGCTGGATAAGAAGAAATCGGACTGGAATCCAGATTGACTGGAAATACTCGGACGCTGTGCCGTATCAGTATCAGCGCTCTCGACGATATCTTGTTTTGGACGAGATGAAAGAAGTGTTGGATTACCGAAAAATGAAAGGTTTGCCCGGATGTTTTTAACCATCTCGTCGTGGGCAACAATTTGGTTAGCCAACCACTCAAACTCTCCACTGCCTTCAGTACCGAATGCATCTGGGTTATTGAAGACCTCAACACAAGGAATAAATTCCATTGAGTTGACAACGGTCTTTTTATCAAAAATTCCGTACTCCAGCGAAGGCATGTCGAAAGAGATCTCTTGTTCGCTGTGGAACTCTTCAATCTCTGTTGCGGTAATGCGAAGGCGCATATACCGTTTATCTGTACTCAGACCAACACCCTGGAAACCCTTACTGGATTTAACTTTGTAAGGATAAATAATGATTACTTCTTCAAGATCACCCTCTGGAGAATAGTAGGTTCTGTACGAATCTTTATCGAACCAGTAAAGGCGGTATGTCTTCTTCGTGGGGCGGATATAAAACAGTCCTTTGCCGTAGGTCAGGAACCGATCCCAGATTGAATCAAGCCGCGCATCCAGCTTGTTGAATTTGATGACTTGCTGGATGAAGTCAAACCGTTGAGTACCGAAGTTGTCTTGTTCTGGATAAAACTCAACACCCTGACGGATGCCGAACATCCTAAGCTGCGATAGGTGTGCGTTGATCAGCATCGTATCTGCACCACCGCCGCCATCCCTAGTGATGACCGCCTTGAGGATAGAATCTAGAGTGGATTTTGGGCTATCGCTCATGGGTAGGTAATCTCAAGATTATTCTTCAATATCGTAGCCAGCGGCAATACGTTTGAGTGTAATTGTATCGTCCTCCACTTCGACATCAAACCGTTCATTAGGTTGAAGCGCCATGTCGTGGCACAGTTCGTCAGGGAGGGGGATAACAGCAGAGCCGTAAGCGTCCTGCTCTAGCTCAATGGTGTAGTAGCTGGTGGACATTGGGGAAAGCTTCTCCTAGTTTAGGTCCAAAATACTTTATCCCTATTCACATCTAAACTTAAAATTGAAGTTCCAGTTTTCCTCGAGTCATTAAACCGTTACAGAGCCAGACGAGAGCGTCGACGCAATCGTCGTGTGAACTTACGCCGAAGTTGATGATCTCGTCTGTAAGCGGACCAAACCGACGGAATTTGTTAAAAATTATCTTTCTCTGCTCAAAAAGACCCATAATCCCACGGAAACGCGCAACTTTGTCACCACGGAACCCTTTGATCGCGTGCCAATTCATGTTGTACAGTCCGTGGTCGCCTAAACAAATACGTTTGAAGTCAGCTTCCAGCGAAGCCTGATACGCTACGGCTTCTGACCAAATATCGACATTACTACCGGTGGGAAAGTATCTACCGTTGTCCTTGTGGATGACGCCCCACTCCTCCATCATCTCCATGAGAGCCTCGAGCTTTTCGAGGTTACCCATAATTCGAATTCGCTTACAATCGATGATGTGGATCTTATCTCCGACTCGGCCTCCCATTACAAAAACCGTGTAATCATTCTGCTCTCGAACGCCTGCAGAAAGGTCTACACCAACGCCTAAAGAATCAAACTGAGTAGAAATTGTCCCTTTGACAATAAGGTCTGGAGAAAGTGACAGCTCACTTGTCTGTACAATTTGATTCTGGTACTGGAAACTGAATGCAATTGGGGCTTGTCGACGACGATCTTGAAGATACTCCAGGGACCACATTTCAGGCCAGTAGGATACCTCCTCACCTTCTTCGTCCGGAATAATCGCTGATTGCACCAGTTGAACCCAATCGTTGGCTGGGATAAACGTAGTTCCATGCATGTCGTCATGACGGAATCGAGTACCTAGACAAACAGCCCTACCACCTTCAAACATCGTCGGAACAATAACTGAATTCCAGTTATCTTCCATCGCTGTTCGGATGTCGCGATTCTTAATTTCGTCGGCTGACTTACAAATGTCGTCAATAATACAAAGATGAGAACGCTTTGAGGTCACAGCGCCCTTCAAACCTGCACAGCAAACTGTAAATTCCTCTTCACCAGTAGATTTGATTCCTGCGAACTTCCAGTCGATGCTCCAGTACTCGTTAGAGTTAATGCCCTTGGCAATCTTCACCATCGGAAAGATTTCGCCGTAGGTTTTGCTTTCTTCAATGATTCGTTTAATCGCAGCACTCTTCGGACGCGCCACGTCAATCGTATAGGAAATATAAAGGATCTTCAACGGCATTTTGTGGAGCGCATGGACGCCAATTGTCCAGGCGGTGAATAAACCTAAAACCGATGATTTTGCACTGCCCCTTGGCGCCAGAATATCAATATTTGGTCCAGCAATACCCTTTAAGCAAACAGAATCTTGCCCTGTACATAGCTGTTTGTGCCATTCTAAGTGGTGAGGAGCGGGAGGCTTATCACCGACTACGTCACAAAAATAAGCAAAATCAGTGCGGGCGCGTTCAATATCAACAGTGCTGGACTGTTTTACGACTCGTTTTTGAGCCGCAGCCCTGGCTGTTCTACGGTAAACAGAATAAATGCTCGTACCGGCCACACGTATCTGTTATCACTATGCCCGTAGCATAGCGCACTCCTCTTTAAGATTCTTCCTGAAGAATTTTTGTCCAAACGCCCATCGATGCTTCCTGTAGTGGACCCTCGATTGGATCGTCCCGAAAAATAGAAAGCATCTCCCGCAGAGCTCGGTCAGCGCCAGCAAGGATAAGACCTTGTTTGTCCAGCAATATCTTTTCATCTCCTAACTGCTTGATCGTACCACGGAGCTCTTTTTGGAGCATCGCAATCCGAGCAGTGCCCATATCTTGCTTCACCATACCCATGTCGATGGCGTCGCGAAGTTTGCTGATATCATCCTGCATGGAGTCGATTTCCATCTCGAGAAGACCACTAAAGTCTCTCTTCTTGTATTCTTTTTTTGACCACTCATCACATTCAACGATGCTACCTGTAAACCCGAGAAATCGGGCGTACAGGTACATCTGAACTGGTGAACTGGTGCGTTTACAAAATGCTAGGAAGGATTCTCGGTCTTTATCTGTTAAACCTCGAATCCATTCCGTCATGTTCTGTATTGGCGCTGAGCCTGTTCGTAATCTCTGTTCTCTTTATAGCGCCTAAACATCTCTTGTTGCAAGTCTGTGGCGCGAGTTTCCTCGGCTGTCTTGCCAACTGTTGCCCGTTGTTCGGTACCAGTTGCCGCAATCCCGAGTCTCTCCTGCTCTCCAGCCGTTTCAAGTCCGGACCGGTACTGTAATCCAGTGGTCTCAATCCCGAGGCGCTCTTGTTCACCACGAGTTACGGTGGTAGCACGTTCTTGCTCGCCTAGAGTGCCAAGACGGAGTCTCTCTTCTGCGCCAGTAGCCTGGGTCTTGCGGATATCTTGACCAGCAAAGAATTCAGCGTTAGTGCGATCAAGTTGAGCGCCCAGTTCCATGTTAAGGCGCTGCTGGGCACCGCTAACCTCATTCAATGCCGTCTGCGTCTGCAACGACTGAGTAGGTACAGGCGTTGGTGGCGCCGGGGGTGGCGGCGGCGGAGAGTAA